ATTAAATCATCTATTTCTCGTAATGTAACCCGTCATTACCATTCTGTCCAATAATATTAATTCTTTCATCATCTTCTGGCCATGCTGTGATTTCACCTATCGCTACACCATTATCTATTGTTTCTAAATCATCACCGATTTCTGTCTTGTATACAGTTTCCATGAACTCTTCACTATCATCATCGTCTGGAATTTCTTCAACTACTACTTCATCACGTAACATCTTTTGGAGTTCAGCTGTAGAACCTATAAACACGTTATTCGTTTGATGTTCCAATCCCGGTATGGTATTAAGATTTGTAACTTCTTTCTTGTTCTTCTGAAGTTTCATTAGTTTCTCTGCTATTTCAGCATTGTTTTTAATGAGTTGTCCGAGTACTTCGAAGGCTCTTGGGTGTTCACTCTCTCGAGCAACTTCAAGCATTAGTTCGATTGCTTCCCCACCTTGTAATGATAAATCGTAAAGTTGTTTACGTATGTGTTCGTAATCCTTATCTACGTCCTGTGAGTGTTCCATAATTCTAAAACTCCATGTTTTTTTCTTGCATCTTCCTTATTACCACCTTCATATGGTATTGCAAGACCTTCCAAAACCAATAATTGATTTATATCAATCTCATCTTTAATTGTTTTAAGAGTACCTAATACCCTACCAAACTTTCCTTTCTTCTGAAGTTTAGTTTGTAATACGAACTCCTTATCCTCTAATAAACTCTGCAACCTTTTCTTCGCAGCCAATCCCCAAGACTTCTCTGCGAGATTTCTTGTACGTGATTCTGGAGTGTCGATACCCATTAAACGAACCCGAGTTTTCATAAATACACCAAAACCTAAATCCATTTCCACATCAACTGTATCACCATCAACAACTCTAAGCATTTTTGATTTATAATTGTACATTAGGGTTCATTAAAAAAGTCAATAGTTTCTGTATATGGCACCGATGAAGAATCGGTAATAGATTGTTTCTCTATATTCTGTTCTGAATCACTATCCTTATAATACACATCAGTATAAAGAATCTTCTCAGAACTTCCGATACCTTGATAATATTTAATTCTCATTTCAAAGGTCAATGTATATATAATGGTTCTATTAGTGAGGAAATCCCCCTCATAATCATCATTGAGTGACACACCTGAAAGTACAATAGGAATATCCGATTTAATAGACATATCCGGTATATCGGTTATCGTTACCGTATACTCAGGTTGAAAAAGAGGAAGAATTTGTTCAAGAATTTGTAATGCGTCGTCTTGTGCTTTCGACATTATATTTAATTCAAATCCTACCTTATATACTGCGGGCGCATTAAGTGTTTTAAGTACAAGTGTATTAGTAACGTCAACCTTAGTGAATTTCTTCATCTTGTTAATTTTTGCTTGGGGGTCGTATGTCATATCAGTTATTTCAAATGCCATACGAGGTAACTTAATCGCCATCTTAGGGTCGGTAATGTTATTAACACGTGCAAGAATCTTTTGACGAGGTGAATATGAAAGGGGTACTTGAATTTTATTTAAGACCTTCCCTGCACTATCAGTTTTAACAACCGATAAGTCATTGAATAGAGAACCGAATACCGATACGGCTCTGCGTGTGCTTGAATTGTAAAAGTGTGTTTCGAACATATATTACGGCATCCCGAAAGGGTTCTCCTCTGTAAAGTCAATAATTAAATCTGCATCGGTTTCGAAGAATATGTTTTGTGCTGAATCATCTTCATTATATGTATGAGAACCAGTTGCAACCACCGTATAACAATCGTAAACTGCACCAGATTCTGTCCCAACGATTCGTTTATTGGAGTCAGAAGATACATAGAATTGTCTGAAATCACCCTCGGAAGTAACATGTGCTATAACCGCAAGTGTACCCGCCGTAGATGAAAGTGGTTCCCAACTTGCAATTTCAGCTTCTATATTGATTGGTTCACCACCAGCATCATTCTCTCCTGTCCATTGTGTTACAGTTTCCCCTATTTCAAAAGTACCAGAACCACCTTGTAAAATATAATTGTATAAAGTAGCGTGGGTACGTTCGATACTGTCTATACCGTCAATTCCAGTATCGAGTATTTCGTCTGAGTATTCGAATAGTTCTGCCTGTAATTTATATACAGGTAGATTTTGTAATTGGTAGAATGGTTGTTCGTGTTCAACAAACTTGATTTCGAATAAGGATTGTGTCATTGGTAGGAATAACAAATCACCTTCCATAGGTCTGATACCACCATGAGCGGCAATATTATTCATACCACCTGCATAAGTACCTACTTGTCTTTCCCACCTACGTTTTGCAACGACGAAAGTTGCTTGGTCTCTGATTTCTACACCGAATTTGGATAAGAGGTCGCCCTCTCCCTCAAATGCATCAACATTTTCAATATACATTTCAACTACGTATCCGTCCGTGAATTTAGAATAATCTTCGTTTAGAATATCATCCTTACTTACACTCACTCTAGGAACATAATATACATCTTGACCGTATATAGAGATACTCTCTATAATTAAGTCTTCGTATAGGTTCTGTTCTGATTTATCAGCACCATTGAAATATACATTAGTTGCCATTATTTACCCCATTAAGAAGTCATCAGGCAATTGGTAATTCAATTGCATCTCTTCTTCTATCTTTAATATCTCCTCTTGAGCTTGGTCGTAGATTAATTGTCCATTCATAGTTACACCGCCAGGAAGTTGCATACCCTCAAATTTAATTAGGTTTTGCCCCCATTGACGTTTAACTAATGATGTAACATATCTTTTAAGAAACATATCATTATAAACTGCAGCAGTTGCCGTTGGGTCAACAATTTGATATGCCTCTATTATAATATAACTTCCTTCCGTCCATGTTTCACTTGCGGTTTCACAAGTTGTTTTGCTCGTATATTGGGTATCGGAACAAACGCCTCCAGTTAAACCTTGAAATCCCTCATCAATCCAAAGTTTATTTGTATGACGATTGTATCTAAGTAATTCTGTTGAATTTAATCTATCATCTAATAGTGCAAGATGACTCATTCTTTGGGTATATAATTGTAAATTCTTACTACCAGCAGCACTCATGCTCCACATATCCTGTAATCTCATGTGATAATTTACATTAAATAACGATTCTACCGAACCACCCTGACCCATATCTAAAAGTCTAACTATACTCGTGATAGTATTTGGGAGTTCGATATAACTGTTCGTTACATCAGCAGCTAGTAATTGATGTTTGTAATATACACGTTGGATAGCATCCGAATGATACTCTTGGTAAAATTGTATTGCATCATCTATTCTATCTTCTAATTGGTCATCATCTACATTTATTTCAATAACAGGAGCTCCTAACGCCCTAAATGCGTGTTCCCCTAATTGTGTTCTTGTTGTAACTGTTGCCATAATATTTTCCTTGTTTTTACATACTTATTTATAAGTTTTAGGGTTTCTTCATCACCGAAAACAGAGATGTTGCGGTATCTTTTTTCTGAATAAAGTATATATCCATTCTAGCGAGAGTTGCTTGGTCTGGTTTTGTGTGGTGTCCCGTCGAATATATACTCTTAGCTGCATCCAAATCGAGGTCTTGTAATTTAACCCAATTGAAATCATTAGTAGCAGAAGAGTGTGCGTGAAGAATTGTTAGTGCAGATACTTGGTCATATGTCAATGAATCAAGATATGCGATATGTGAATCCCCCGTTTTCCATTTAGTAACCCATTCCGGATATTCTATTTTCCTATCACCCGTATGTGGTACCCAATTCCTTGCGGCGTATCTTTCATTCCATCTATCTATTGCACCAGTATATCTGTTTATTGCGGTGGGAATTGCGTCTTCTATGAATTGAGTAAGACCATACGCAGACGTTTCAGAATTTTTTGCAGTTTTTTTGTAAGTACTTTCTATTCCTATTAATGCATCAATCCACCATAACATATTAGAATGAAAGGTGTTATAGTTAAAATTAGAGGGGGTTATTGGAGTTCCGCCGGTGACAGTACCTTTGTCATACCTAAGAATATCGTCATATACCAATTCGATTGCTTGATAAGTCCAAGAACCGTAGTTATCCGTTCCCGTTAATGTCGAGGTATTGTTCTTAGTGGGGAGTGTTAAGTATGTTGCCATACTTGTATTTAGTAGTAAAAATAGACTAAGGCTTAAGATTCTTCTTAAGTGTTTTTTCCAAATTTTTAACATCTTTCATTACCATATCAATTGTCGAAACAATAAAATTCTTTTTTGTATCGGGCATATCTACTTGATTTTCTAATTTCCATGCCATTGCATCAAGGTCGGATATCATGTTTTTAACTTTGAGTTTCATTCCACCAGCAGTCTTCTTATCAAGGGGTTTCATCAACTTACCTTTTGTTTCTGGTGAAGCCTTTACTCTTTCTCTTAGTTCTTTTATTGTTCTCATGGTACCATTGCTCCTACTTGTCTACCTGTAACAAAGTCTTTAAACTTCTTTTTCAGTTTCTTTTTATTTACAGGGGACTTTCCGTCTAATCCTTTCTTATGGGGAGTTAAATCTACTGTTCCTGTTTTATCACTAAAACCAATAGACATATCTTCGTTTTGACCACTTAAACTCTTGTTAGTCTTAGAAATGATTTCATCTAATTCTGATTGATGTTTCTTCGCATCTCTCAACTTCTTCCGATGTTCGGTACGTTTATGTGCTTCTTTAGCACCTTTAGTACGTCTATCCACGAGAACCTTTCCTTTCTGTTGCTCACCTTCCTTACGTCTCATTGCAGCTCTGAATCCTAATAAACGACAATCAACATCAACACCTTCTGTAAATGCCATTGGAGTACCACAAACCAACTCATAACTTTCTTTAAAGTTGAATTTGAACCTTAATGTATTCGCAGCAAGTATAGATATGAATTTAATACCAGCATCTTTAAGTTGTACTAATTGTTCTTTAGGCATTGTATCGATAAACTTTCTTAATGTTTTGTATTTGGAACTACCAACATCTATTGTTTTGACTTTATCGTATTCTTTTTTCAATCTTGCGATTTGTTTATCATCAAAAGTCGCTGCTTCAGACATATATTCTTCAAGAGATTCTGATTGTACCGTTGCTAAAGTATCCCATACCTTATCGAGTTCTTTACGGACTTTCATTTGTTTAGGGGAATTTGCAACTAACTTCATTGCCTTAACAAACAGTTTTGCTTTATCTCTTTCTAAATCTTTAATAAACATTGCCTTAGTCACGTCCTTTCCTCCCAATTTGATTGTTTTTGCTTCCATATATGGTTTGTAAGTCTTTTCTGGCCCACCGAAGTGTACTGAACCAAAATCTTTCAACTGAGAAGTAAATTCCTCAAGAGTTTTATTAGACTTATGTGTGAATATCATATGAAGTCCGTCCCAATCTTTCTTTACATTGACAACTTCAACCTTTGCCTTCTTAGCAAGACCTTTAATCTTCTTCTCGTCTTTTGTATTCTTACCCCTTAATACGATTTTTGAATATGTAGTTTCTTCTAAGTCCAAGTTTTCTTTCATCACTTTATATCCATCTTTTTTTAATCTTGCAATTTCCTTTTCATCGGAAGTAGAAGCACCATACCAGTTTCCTTGGGTATCTGTTTTCCCAAGTTTGATGTTACCTTTATGCTTTAATATATCTTGCCAACGAATTTGTTTTACTTCAATTATATCTAATGACTCTGCATATGTTTTTGCTAAGTTAGACATTTTGAATAGATGTAACTTTTCCTTTTTCTTAGGCATTTTATCAGATAGTTTTGCGAGTTGCATTGCCAGTTGTTTTGGAGCTTTCTTATCGTTTTCCTTTGCTCTCTTAGACAATGATACTAGATTCTTACTAATCTTTTTGTATTCTGGTTTTTTACTGAGGGTTAGTAAAGCTTTAGAGATATTCGCCATGTTCTCAGTAATTTCAAATTCTTCTTGAACTTCACTAAGGGATTGTGCAAAAGATTGGATATTCTTCTCTTTAGCCCTTTTCTTTGCTTTTGCTACAGCTCGTTTGACTTCCATATCCCACTCTTTCTTGGACATACCGAATAACTTATAGAATAATGTTTCTTTCTCTTTGGCTGTGGGGGCGTTTGGGTCTTTGAATTCTTTGATATTTAATCTTTTCATTGCTTTCTTTATAGCAGGCACCATATCTTGACCTTTTTTCAAATCTTCTAAATCATCCCATAATTCATCATCACCAATATGTTTTGCAACTAAGTTAAAATTATGTAGTGGTTTTTTCATAGCCTTTTTTAATTTAGTCATATTCTTTGCAATATACCAAGTACCTTCATCTACACTTTCTCTTTTACCAGTAGGGTATACTTTTCTAAAGTATTTGGATAGGTTATCGTACAACCATCTGCTGTCCTCAACAGAAAGATACTTTCGTTTGTCACTAGCCTTCATAATCTTTTCAACTGCTTTTACTTCTTTGGGAGTACCGAATGTCTTTGCAAGAAGAAGATAGTTTTCTGTATGTCTATTTTGGTCTTCATTCCTGTCGAATTTCTTTTGGAGTGCTTTTAAATTTACAGCTTCTGCTATATCTTCATTGGCTTTCTTAAGAATATCCATTACGTCTGGGTGGTTACTCAAACCTTTCCTAACCTTTTCAATATCTTTAATGGCTTGTTGCATATTATTTGTGTGTTTAATAGCAATCTTTATAACTTGTCTAAAATCCTTAACAGCTATTTTCCTAGCCTCATCAACAGTATCTTCATTGGCTTTCTTAAGTGCGTTTGCAATGATATGTTCATCGCCAAGACCTTTCTTAATCTTTTCGATTTCATTATATGCTTTTGTGTATTGCCCCTTGGATTTACGTGCGATTCCAATCGCTTTCTTCATTTGGGCTCTTGTGAAGATTTCTGTAATGGATTTAAACGACTTCATTAATCCTCCTCGTTATCACCTTCCCAACCAGCGTCGATTGCATCGTAAAACTTCTTACGGTCTGCCCCTTTAAGTTGGTCTGGTTCAGTAACACCAAATTTCTTTAGCATACTTTTAAAGAACTTTTGATATGCTTCTTTATCTCCTGTTACTTCATTAGTCGTTTTACCTTCTCGGATTTGTTTTAATGTTTTCATTACTGGCCTCTTGTACTTTATTAAATTAATGTTTCTATTGAACATCCAATAAATCCATGTT